CTTTAGACAGAGAGGGTAATGGTTTTAACACGGCATTGTCATCAGGATTCCTTGCAGAATACGACGGACTTCCTTTTCTTGATTGGCATGATTGGTTTAAAAATTATGACCATAGTCAACCTTTTGCAATAATTCATTTCACAGAATTTAGATATTGAGATACATTATGAATACTGATATAATGTTTTCTTCAAAAACGGACTTATGGGAAACGCCACAGTCGTTTTATGATGAACTCGACAAAGAGTTTCAATTTACATTAGATCCGTGCGCTACTCCAGAAAATGCGAAGTGTGAAATGTTTTTCACAAAGGAAATGAATGGCTTAACTCAAAATTGGGGGGGGGGTAACAGCGTCTTCTGTAACCCTCCATACGGAAAGGAAATTGGTAAATGGGTCAAGAAGGCTTATGAGGAAAGCAAAAAAAACGATACAACAGTTGTGATGCTTATTCCGGCCCGTACAGACACGGCTTATTTCCATGATTATATCTATCATAAAGCTAAAGAGATTAGGTTTGTGAAAGGAAGATTAAAGTTCGGACAAAGTAAAAACGCAGCACCATTCCCTTCAATGGTAGTGGTGTTCTAAAAAAGATAATAATCAAAAACGCAAAGAAATGACACAACAACAGATAGATAAATTGATGAACAGCAAGGAATTTAACGATGCGGCATTCTATCTCGGAGGAAACAGACGAGCACCTCAAGATATAACAATTTTAAAATAACTGATTTATGACAACACAAGAGAAAGAAAAAACAGTAGTGATAACACTTGCTAAGAAGTTCTTTGCCAAACATATTTCCTCTGGAAAAAATACGAATTTTCGTAAACATTTGGAAGAAGGCAGAAAGATTCATACCATCAGAAGCAATTACGACATGTGGAGCCACGACATCAATAAAATTAACAATGGAGGTTATGTCTTATCAATAAGACAATGGCAGGATAAGCCGTATAGAAGCAGACAAGAGGAAATAAAGCGTCTTAGCAAGGTGGGGTATGAACGCATAACCATGGAGTATAACCCAGATACCAAAGAAATCAAAGCCATCATCAACGGCAGGCAATATCTTGATGTAAGGAAAATAGCAGAGAATGATGGTCTAAGATGGGAAGATTTTACCGATTGGTTTTTCGGACAGGGAATGAAGAAGACATTATTTCAAGGCATAATTATTCATTTCACCGATTTCAGATATCAGCGATAGAATATACTTTAATATGGGGTATGTATGTATTAATATAAATACTTATCTATTTATAAAAGAAGTCAAAAAAACAAAAAAATAATAAACATTAAAATCTATAAGTCATGTTAAATAAAGCACAGGTAATAGGCAATCTTGGTAATGATCCTAAAATATCTTTAATAAACAATAATCAGACAAAAGTAGCTAACTTCACTGTAGCAACGACTGAAAGAGGATATACGTCGCAAGACGGAATTTATGTACAAGGCAAGACAGAATGGCATAATATAGTCTGTTTCGGCAAGTTAGCAGATGTCATCAGCAGATACACAAAGAAAGGGTCAAGGATTTTCATTGAGGGTAAGATGAGAACTCGCAGTTATGTTGACAATAACGGTATCAAGCGCAACATTATGGAAATCAATGCAGAAAACGTAGTTTTGTTGGATAATCGTAATATGCAGCAACAGTAATCATTTTTTTATAATCAAAAGTGTGCTTGATAAGCACTTTTGATTAAATTTGCAAAGTTCAAAATGTTACAAATGTTACAATATTTAAAAATCTCAGAAAAATGAATGTATTAACACAGGGTGAAGGTCTGATGCTAATCATAATATTCTTTATGATTATGACTATTGCATTGCTATTTATCAAGGGCAAAAAACAGACAAAGGAAGAGTTTTTGGTCGCAGATCATTCTGCACCATGGTTACTAACAGCATTTTCTATGGCTGCAACATGGGTATGGGCTCCGTCAATGTTCACAGCAGCAGAAAAGGCATACACACAAGGATTAGCGGGTGTATTTTGGTTCGTTGTTCCGAATGTACTAACATTTGTGCTGTTTGCCTTTTTTGCAGATAAAATGAGAACGCTCCGTCCTAATGGATGGACGTTCTCTGACTATATAAGAGAACAATATAGCGACAGAGCGCACAATATGTTCCTGATAGAAAGTTTCGGATTACAGATTTGCTCACTTGCGGTCCAGCTGCTTGCAGGAGCAACAATTTTTCATAAGGTTACTGGTTTGCCATTCTTTTGGGTGACTGTGATATTTGCTTTAATACCTCTACTTTACTCCATGACCAAAGGCATAAGAGGGAATATTGTCACAGATATGGTTAAGATGGGACTAATACTTATAGTTTTGATTCTCGGTCTGCCGATACTGACCTATAACGCAGGTTTCGACTCGTTAGTCAATGGTCTTGGTGGCATCAGCGGAGATTTCAGAAACTTATTCGATGACAATGGCATTTCTGTAATGCTTTCATTCGGTATCCCTACAACTATAGGTCTTCTGTCAGGAACATTCGGAGATCAGATGTTTTGGCAGAGGACTTTCTGTGTTGAGCGAAAACAGATCAAACGAACCATGATAACGGCTTCTCTGATTTTTGCTGTAGTACCCATTTCTTTGTCCTGCTTTGGCTTTTTTGCCGCAGGTACTGGTTTAGATATATCCGACACACAACTCGTCAATGTAGGGGCTGTAATAGCATTTGCGCCAAAATGGTTTTTATACTTATTTTTCATTCTTATCCTTTGCGGTCTCATATCTACTGTCGATAGTATTCTTTGCGCTGTATCATCAGTAGCCGGACACGACATCGTGATGCGTATATCGGAAATGTACGGTCCCAAAAGTATTGGCGCAATCAAAATTGGAAGACGAATACTTAGTTCGGTGAATATAGCACGTATCGCAATGGTGATTGTCGCTATCCTTGCTATCGGTGTGGCAAACATTCCAGGCATACAAATAACATATCTATTTCTATTCTACGGCACATTACGCAGTTCTGTAATGCTTCCTACAATTTTCGCTATTAAAGGATATAAGATGAGCGAAAGCGGATTGTATTATGGCATTGTAGCAAGCTTATGTATTGGTCTTCCAATATTTGCCATCGGCAACCTTAACGGTTGGGTACCTCTGATTGTAGCCGGCTCATTACTCACTATAGGATTATCGGGCATCATATCAATAACAAAAAAAGATTATTAACCTTTAAAATTCATTAAAATGAAAAGAAAACTAAAAGCTTTAATGTTCCTCACAATGACAATTTTTGCGTTATGCGCAAATGCTCAGGTCTATGACGGAATCACTCAACCTACACGTTACCGTGTATGGGTGCCAATTACGACATCGCTTCACGATGGCGATGCTACAGCAGTCGCTCCATTCATCGGCTATAAGCAGGATATTTGCGAGTTGCTGTCTGTAACGCCAGTGTTGCAGTATAACATCAATTCGGAAACGTTCATTCCTCAGGTGTGGCTCAACTTCAATGTGAAGCAGAAGTTTTATATATTGTCTCGATCTATCTATGACACACGAGCGAATGAGTACAGACATACATTATCATCTACCTATAAACTGCCTTACGGTTTTATGATTGACGCAACTTGGGAAAATCTGTATAATGGCAAGAATCTATGCGATACTGACAGGCTACAATTCCTTGCAGGGTACGGCTGTAAATGGCTTATTGGAAATATAGGATATTCCTGCAGGAAAAATCCTGGACTAATCGCTAATCTCAGATTTAAGGTAACGGATTACAATTGGCTGCAGCTGAAATATGATGGCGGTACCGAATGCTTGCAGTTAAGTTGCGCACTACAATTCAACTGACATGAAAGCATTAGGCAGAAAGCAGATGTCAAGAAACGAGGACTTTGTAAAAGTCTGGAACAATATCGAGCAACTAATCTCTTTCGAAGAAGCAGAGAGATTAGTTGCTTCTGCCGTTAATGACATCAAACAGAAGACCGCCGGAAAGAATGTAGCATACGCATGGAGCGGAGGAAAGGACAGTCTTGCGCTTCAAGTAGTGTGCGAACGTGCAGGAATAAACAAGAGCGTTCTCTGCACCGCTTCAAAAATAGAATATCCTGGCTTCATTGAATGGTGCAAGTCTCACGCACCTAAAGGACTTGCTATCATTGACAACAACAAGCTTGATATTAAATGGGTATCAGAACACCCTGAAATGCTTTTTCCGCAAAACTCGAAGTATGCAGCGCAATGGTTCCATAATATCCAGCACCGAGGACAGGCGATTTATTTCAAGGAGCAGCATCTTGACATCATCATTCTTGGCCGCAGATGGCAGGACGGCAATTATACAGGCGGGAAAGAACAGAACATTTATACCAATGCACAGGCGTAACAAGATATTCCCCTATCGCACATTGGAAACATGAAGAAGTGCTGGCAGTAATACACTACTTCCTGAACAGACAGATTCCACCGCTTTACAGCTGGAAAAACGGTTGGATTGTCGGCACTGGAGTATGGCCTGCAAGACAATGGATAAAATCTCACCAGGAAGGATGGCGCGAGTTATGGGATATCGATCCTCAAATGGTGTATGACGCTGCACCATATATAGCGTCGGCACAAGAATTCATTAACAATCAAAATATCTAAACATGGCAATCACCCACGAAACTAAGGTTGTTGAGCTTGCGAAGCTCATTCCTTACGAAAATAATCCTAATATTCACCCAACTGAGCAAATAGAGGCATTATCAGATAGTATTGAATGCTACGGTCAGTACTACCCTATCCTCGTGGATGAAAATATGAGAATCCTTTGCGGTCACGGAAAGAAACTCGCTTTAGAACGCCTGGGATGTACTGAGGGCGAGGTTAAAATTCTCAAAGGTCTAACCGAAAAACAGAAACTCAAAATCATTCTCGAGGACAACAAGATTCAATCGATGAGTTATGTCAATTTCAATAAAATTGAGGAAATCATCAAAGAGATTGGCGACACTGACATAATCGGTTTCAGCACTGAATACCTTGACACTATCATAAACGAGAATGTAAAGGATAATATGGGTGTTGATTTCTCTAAACCAATAGAGCATAAATCAAACGAGAACCAGATTAAGGATATACCTCAAGAAAGACAGGATGAGCAGGATGAGGAAAGAAATGACTTTGAAGATGGCATGCAGATGGCGCGCATTATGATTTGTCCCCATTGCGGTAAGGAAATAGTTCTCTAATATTAAACACATTTAGTTATGAGCAAAAAAGATAAAGACTTGTTTGCACCTTTGAAGAATCTACAGTTCGTAGATCGTGATTTGGTAAAGCCTAACGATTACAACCCAAACAAGGTGCTTGAAAAGAACCTGCAGCTCCTGATGGAAAGCATACTAAACAACGGATTCTGTTTTCCAATCGTAATCAGACCTGACTACACTATCATAGACGGATTTCACCGTTGGTGCGTCAGTGGCAGAGAACCGCTAAAGACTATGCTTGGGAATAAAATCCCAGTTGTTATAGTAAACCACGAGAACGCAAGCGATGATATGGCGGGAACAATCACATTCAATAGGGCTCGTGGCACTCACTTGCTCGAACCAATGGAAAAGATTGTTCAGAAACTATTGAACGAGGGACTTTCTGTAGATGAAATCAGCAAGAAGATAGGAATGAGCAGGGAAGAGATTTTTCGTCTTTCTAAAATAGACAGGGATACTTTTTTGGATATCATAAATCAGAGAAATTCGCAGCAGTTCAGCAAAGCCCAATCGGTCAGAAAATGTCAGTAAGTTATGTTAACCAAAGAAATAAATATCAATGTCGTTGATGCGGCAGAAAGACGCATTTATGAGGCGTTCTTGAAAAACAAGACGATTACCATGTCCTTTTCCGGTGGTAAAGACAGCATTTGCATGTCTGATATCGTTGTCAGGACAATGCAGAAATACGGCATATCATTCTCAAGACTTATAGTGCTGTTTTTCGATGAGGAAGCCATATATCCAGACATTGAAAAAATCACCATGGAATGGCGCAGCAGGTTCTTATCGCTCGGTGCTAAATTCTATTGGTTTTGCCTGCCTATTAAGCATTACAATTGCTGTAATAAACTGGAGAATGACGAGAGTTTTATTTGCTGGGAACCAGGAAAGGAAAGCGTCTGGGTGCGTCAGATGCCGAAGTTTGCCATTAGAAACCATAAGGATTTTGTTATGGGCATGAGTTACCAGACATTCGCCAAACGAGTTTTCAAGAACATTCCTCAGATGGTTGGATTACGAATGAGCGAATCTATACAAAGACGTTCCGCAATAGGTTCAATGGTCAAATCTACGTTCCTCTACCCTATTTACGATTGGAGAGATAGTGATGTGTGGCTATATCTCAAACGTATGAATTTGGTATTTCCAGTAACCTACATCTACCTATACAAGGTAGGTGTACCTCTGAACAAACTGCGTATATCACAATTCTTCTCTATCGACACCATCAAGAGCCTGCCAAAGGTTCTTGAATTCTACCCTGATTTATACCAAAGGATAATCAGAAGAGAGCCAAATGCAGATCTCGTTATGCTCTATTGGGATACCGACATGTTCCGTTCGTCGCAACAGGACAGAAAGTTTGACCATAAAGACAAGAACTATAAAAAGATGTTCATAGAAGAAATGCAGAAGGCCGCTATAAATCCCAATGACTATCCTGGATATGAATTAGCTAAAAAGCTATATGCGAGGGTCAATGGCACAACTTCTAACAAGACGTATCAGAAGATGTACCAACTTTTGGTGGCGGGAGACCCCAAAAGAAGGGCATATAGAGTAATACTTGGAGATATAAGTCGTGATAACTTTAAATAATCGAAATTATGGAAAAAGACAAAGAAGCGTTGCTTGAAGCACTTCATAACACAAGCGGAATTATATCATCTGCTTGTCGCGCTGCAGGTGTATCTCGTATGACTTACTACAGATACTATAATGAAGATCCAGAATTTAGAGAAAGAGCTGATGACATTAAAGAACTTCAAAAAGATTTTGCCGAAAGCCTTATCCTCAAAAAGATGAAGGATGGCGATACTACGATGCTCATTTTCTACGCCAAAACTCAAATGAAAGACAGAGGATACAGCGAAAGAAAAGAGATAACAGGCTCTGACGGTGAAGATTTATTTCATAAAGATATTGATTTAAGCAAATTGACAGATGAACAGAAAAGGGTCTTACTGTCTATCGGTGAAGAAATATTAAATACCAAAGACTAATGTATTCTATAGATTATAAGGAACTCGCGTTAAAAGTTGTGGCCGAACAATGCGTTAAGGATTTCTTTTATTTCGTCCAGACATTTTGGGACGTTATAATTCAAGAAGAGCCTACGTATAATTGGCATATACCTTTTCTATGCAGGGAACTGCAGGAGTTATCCGTTTCGATAGTCGCGAGACAGCCTAAACCTTATGATCTTATAATAAATATTCCACCAGGTACGACAAAATCCACGATTGTAACCATAATGTGGCCAGTTTGGTTATGGACACAGGATGCAACAATCAGAATAATAACAAACTCTTATTCTGGCGGCTTATCAATAGAACATGCTATGAAAAGCAAAGATATTTTACAGTCTGACAAGTTCAAAAGACTGTTTCCCGACATAGTCATAAGAAAAGATAAATCAGGAAAACAGAATTATGAGAATACTAAATTAGGATTTAGATATGCCACATCTACAGGAGCAACAATTACAGGTTTTCACGCTCACGTAATCATCAACGATGACCCCGTTAATCCGAAGCAGGCTGAATCTGAACCTATGCGTATCCAAGCAAATGAACATACGAAAACTCTATCGTCTCGTAAGGTCAATAAGGCAAATACGCCGACTGTAACGATTATGCAGCGTCTTCACGAAGAAGATGTAACAGGTTATCTCCTAAAGAAGAAAGGAGATAATATCCGTCATATCTGCTTACCAGCAGAAGACTGTGAAAACGTCAAACCTGCAGAATTAAGAAAATACTACATAAACGGACTTCTTGACCCAAATCGTTTAGGGAGGAGCGTGCTTGATGAAGCCAAAACCGATTTAGGTTCTCGTGGCTATGCGGGACAATATTCACAAGCTCCGAGTGTAGATGGGGGAAATATAATTAAAGAAAATTGGTTTAGAAGAATATCTTTTGCCGACTTTCGGGCATTACGTTTCAAAGAGCCTATACATTTCTTTCTTGATACTGCTTATGACAGTAGAAATCGGAAAACAGACAACGATCCTTCGGGTATCATTGCAGCCTGCAAAATCAAGAACAATATTTATATAACACACGCAAATAAAGTGTGGAAAACTTTTCCCGAACTGCTACGATTCTTGCCAGAATACATGTATGCTAATGATTACGACCAATATCAAAGCACACTAAGAATAGAACCTAAAGCAAACGGCAAAAGTGTTTGTCAACAATTAGAAGAAAGCACATCACTCAATGTCACGTACACACCTACCCCAACAGACGGTAAAGACGTAAGACTTCACGCTATCGCTCCGAAAGTAGAGTGTGGACGTGTATATCTTGTAGATGGCGAATGGAATGAAGAATTTATAGACGAGGTTTGCGGTTTCCCAACTAAAGTGCACGACGAGTATGTGGACTTGTTAGGGTATGCCGTCAACTACTTTATGGACGAAGATATAGTAATACCAGACAACGTCGGTGCCATGTTCGCACGTTAATCATTAACTTAATTTATAAACTATGGGACTTATCAGAATGTTTACGAACTACTTAAACTCGGTAGTAGGAAGAAATCAAGAGTTTGAAGAACTTATTAAGAATAAGGATATTTCAAAAGTCAAGGAATTGTTCACCTCCCGTGATAATCTTGTTGCGGAAGCAATGAGGGAATACGATCCTCAACAACATGACATCATGAATCGAGAAGACAAGATTCTCATAAACCCAAAAGGCAAAAGGAAAGGAACATTAGAACGTTGGAAATTGCCAATCAACTACCCTCAGTATATCAATGAGATTTCGGTAGTGTTCATATATGGTCGCCCCGTAAAATGGACCAACCTAAGCGAGGGTACAGATAACGCATTCAAAGAATTTCAAAATCTTATAAAGAAAACAAGGTTTGACAGCAAAATACGTCAATGTAAGCGTCTCGCCGGCGCTGAAACACAGTCTGCCATGCTATTCAGAGTGTTCAGGAACAAAGAGAACAAACCTGATTGTCAAATTCGAGTATTGGCAAAGAGTAAGGGTGATGAGATATACGCTCGTTGGGACATGTACGAAAACCTTGTTTCATTTGCATGGGGCTATTACGTCAAGGATAGCAGCACGGAAACATCATACCATTTCGACATCTTCACTCCTGATGTTACTTATCGTTGCAAGCGGAAGCTAACAGGTTGGGAGGTTATCGAGGAACTGAACCCGTCAGGTAAGATACCAATTATTCTGTTCCAGCAAGATAAGGAGTGGAAAGGCTCTGAACGGCTAATTGCACGCGAGGAATATATAGGTTCAAAGACAGCAGACACCAATGATTATTTCGCCGATCCTATCTTAGCATTAAGTACAGACGTATTAGTTCAAATGCCAGAAAAAGACGATGATGGTAAGACAATGATTGTGAAAGGTCTTGATGATGTCTCAAAGGCCGCTTCTTATCTCACGTGGGATAATGCGTCAGAAAGCAAACAAAAGGAAATTGAGTGGTTACAGAAGCATATCCTTACCAAGACATTTACGCCAAACATAGACTTTGAGAGCATGAAAGGGCTCTCAAATGTATCAGGTAAGGCATTGAAGCAGATGATGCTGCTTGCAGACATTAAAGCATCAAAGCATAAGGAGACTCACGATGAGCTTCTCGATCGTACTGCCAATCTTCTCGTTGCAATTATTGGGAATGTGCTGAATGTCGCTCTGAAAGGTGAATGTAATAATCTTGTTGTAGGACATGAGTTCCAAGAACCATTTGGAGAGGACATCAAAGAGACTATCGAGAATATAGTTAAGGCGAAAGATGCCGATATGCTTTCAACGGAAGGTGCTGTTGAGCTCAACCCGCTTATCAAGGATAAGCAACAAGAGTTAAAACGAATTGAGAAAGAAAGCGCAGATGCAGCACAGAAGCAGCGAGACCTTTTCGGTGTTAACCAAAATCAAGATGACATTTTTGGAGGGGCTGAATAATGGCGAAGAAAAAAATTGTCGTCAACAACAATTATCGGTGTAAAGATTGTGCACATTCATACGATTATCACGAGAAAGGCGCTGATGGCAATCCTTTTCTCTGCCGTTGTCAATTTCACCAGTTCTCAAAGTTCCTTAATTTAGATTGCTGTAACCACTTCAAGAAAAAGATTTGAAATGACCAAAAAGAAAATCGACTTTAACAAATACGCATCAGGATTATTCATCAGAACAGAGCAATATGCAGATCGTGTAAGACAACATTACGCTTACGCTGTTAATGAACTACTCAAAATATCCGCTAACGCCCAAATAAGCCCAGAAGAGACATTTTCTTTTGCCAACAATAAAAGAATATCTAACAAGGCTAATGAGATACTGAGAAGTCTTTATTCTGCCGTTTACCACGAAATCAAAAACGGAGTGTTATCGGAATGGGAATACGCCAACCTTTCATGTGATGCTTTGATAGAGTCGATTTTCGGCAAGGGATTGAACGAAGACAACCATTTTGCACGCTGGTTCAGCAGAAATCAAGAAGCGATTGACGCTTTTTTTAAGCGCAAATCTGCCTATGGAGGAATGAACCTATCGCAGAAGGTATGGAAATACACAGGCGACCTTAAAACAGAAATGGAGCTTGCTTTGTCACTATCTTTGGGGCAGGGCGATTCGGCTTCTAAGGTATCAAGAGAGGTTAGGAAATATCTTCAGGAGCCTGAAAGACTGTTCAGACGTATCAAGACAGGCGTTGACACCAACGGAAAACCGATATATAAACTTTCAAAAGCCGCCAAGGCATACCACCCAGGACGTGGCGTTTATCGATCATCTTACAAGAATGCTATGCGTCTAACCAGAACAGAGACTAATATGGCTTATAAAACCGCTGAACAGGACAGATGGCAAAGATTGGATTTTGTGGTAGGATACGAAATAAAGACAAGCAACAACCATCCTGAGCAAGACATTTGCGATGAATTGAAAGGCAAATATCCAAAAGATTTTGTATTCAAAGGCTGGCATCCGCAATGCAGGTGCTATGTTGTTCCTATACTCGCTAAAGAAAATGAATTTGTTGAAATGCAGAAACAGATTCTTGCAGGTGAAGATCCGACAGTTAAAAGTGTGAATATTATTCGCAGACCAGGACAAAAATTCTATGATTGGTGGGATAACAATAAAGAGCGTGTTGAAACGGCTTCATCAATGCCATATTGGGTACAGGATAATCAGGACTACATCAACAAGAAACGTAAAATCCGCATAAAGACTGATGAGGAACGAGAAGCAATCCGCAAAAAGTGGGCTGAACGCGCGAAAAAATATCAGCTTATTACGAAGATGGCTAATAATGTTCTCAAAGTGGCGCAGGAATACCCAGAAATTAACCTCACTGCTCTTCAATCATTCATCGACAAGAGGAACATCGGCCAGATGAACATCGAAGCTCGTACGGTCGCTAAACAGATTGCAGAGATACGCAAGGACGAGCAGATGTTGTCGGTTCTTATTCCAGATGTACACGAGTGGAAAAAGCAGTTTACATCAGCAGAACTACATAAAGTATATGATGCTGTGGAAAAAACTATTGAAAAGATTGAAAACACTTCGCTTGACACATATAAATACAAATCGTTGTTAGAACAAAAGAAGGCGTTATATAACAAGGAAATCAAATACGTCTCTGATCCTAACTATCTAAAACCACATACACTATATCCTACATGGATGGTTTCTGAAGCCGCATATGCCCAACAATTGAATAAAGTTATTGACGCAATCGAATGGGAGAATATCAATAAATCTTTAACAACAATAACTGAATTTAAAACCAAGAGTAAACCATATCTTAATTTAGTTGATATACTTAAAAATGCCGTTCAAAACCATGACAAGACTCTTGCTCAGCAAACCATAGCTAAGATTAACATCAAACGTGCAGAACTTGATAAAGCTGCGTTATTAAGACAGCGTAAGAAAATGGGGGCGACCAGTTTATCTGACATAGACGAAAAGGAAATGGATAGAATCCTCAATATATTCAATACAGAGACTGTGGAAACCGCAGATAAAAGATTAAGGTCACAAACCGAGGAAATTTGGGCAACACTCTCAGATGAAGAAAAGAGGATATTAACGAAATACACCCAAACGTATTCGTATTTGAACGAACCATTACGAGGATTGCCTTATTATGGTTCATATACTCCAAACGCAGACCATATCCATGACTTACCGATACTGACATCTGTACTGGATAAATTTAAAATGCAACAAAATACAGTTGTAAGAAGAGGTGTCAACGACTACGCAATTAAAGAATTGGGGTATAACTTAAGCAACGTAAAAGCTGGAGATATCTTTGTTGATAAAGGATTCCTTTCAACAGCAATACACAGAGAAAGAGGGTTTCACATGACTTATGAACTGATCATTTACGTTCCAAAAGGTGCTAAAGGATTTTATGTTGAACCATTATCACATTATACAGACCAATTAAAATTTGATTACGAAACCAACTTATGGGATGGCAAAAGCGTTGAGACACTTGGAAAGGAAGCGGAATGGATAGGACAACGAGGTTGCCAATTTAAGGTAGTCAAAAAAGTGGGAAAAACAATATATCTACAGATGATAGGCCAATTACAATAAAAAGGGAGCTATTATTATCCTCCCTTTTTTGTATAATATTCAATATAAAATGTCTTAAATGGTTCTACCGCTTCTGCCATTGATTGGAACGTTCGTGCAAATCTATTGAATAATAATGCTTTTAATGTAAGCGGAATATTATTAAACGGCTCAAATGTTCTAAGTCCGTGACGTATATATTCTTCAATATATATAGACAAGTCTTTGCTATCATTAGACATTTCATAGACCCAAGCTCTCTCATAAAACCAAAGCATTGATTTATTCTGTTCTTTGAAATGGCAATCATCCTCGCCCTTATAATATCTGCAGAATTTCAAAAGTTCTTTCTTATCCATTTTGTTTCTTGTTTAAAGTTTGAAAAAAATTACCAATTACAATGTTCATTGAATCTGGAAGATATTCAAGAGCTTTCTTATAGATGTTTCCAGGAATGCCCCATATCGCTTCGGCTATTGAACCGACAATCGCCCCGATTGTATCACTGTCCCCTCCTACTGCAACAGCATAACGGATTGCTTCCTCAAAACTGTTTGCCTTGTTGATGATACCAAAGACAACTGGCATTGTGCCTTGACACGTTTCATCGAAGCGGTTCTGCCCCAGCATAGGTTCTACCCAAGTCGGATAGTATTCAGTCATTGCCATAAGCATTGAGACCTTACCATACTTTCGAGCCAAGAAGATAGCCGTTGCTGTGGCAACTGCACCTTTGATACCCTCCGGGTGGTCGTGTGTTGGTAAAGCGGTCTTTTCTGCTTCCGCTTGTACCTCCTCCAGTGTATCGAACCACCAAGCAACGGGAGCCACACGCATTGCAGAACCATTGCCGAAAGAGTTGTAAGGCTGTGGATCGTCCGAAGCCACCCAGCGAGCGAAAGAACCACCGTAGCCACCCATAGGAAAACGATACATATTGCACCAACTATGCAGCCAGCCTTTGTAGTCTTTGTCTCCTTCTGTGAGTGCGTTTGCTATGGCTATCGTGCAAATGGTGTCGTCTGTAAAACTACACTCTGGGGTAAATAGTTCAAAATTATAATCATTTGTATTGTTAAACTCAAATCTTGAACCGATTATGTCTCCTATTATTGCTCCTAACATTTTTACTCTTCCTCTCTTTTTTGTGATGCGATAAGTTCCCCTTCTCTTATCGTACATAATTTGTTAATGTATGGTTTCTCCTTAATGTTACCGATATTTCTTAATGAAGAATATGTAATACCTATTTCCTGAGCCGTAAATCTTTGAAATATGGCAGTCTTAGAACCGAAATAATAGTGTCTCTTGCCATCTATAGGATCTCTGAATTCAACGTGAATAACTTTTCTAATTTGTGCCATGACTACTTTTTGTTACGACTACAAAGATACGACAAATATTTAATAATCGTCGTATCTTTGTATATTTAGGTATTTTTTTATTTATATTTCTATTCCCAATATTCTGCCGACAGCATATTTAGCGTTTTGGGTTAACTGTCTTTGCCATGCCTGATTCTTTGGAGACCATTTGAAAGCCGACTTTTTAAGTCTGTTTCTCATTTCCTCATCAGGTATTGTGTTAAAATATATCCTTATTCGCTCATCAGAGTTGCTGATCTCGACAGTTCCACCTTCAAATGGTATTTCTTTGTCTTCACTCTGCGCCATCGCTGTATGACGTTTAATCGCTTCCTCCGTTGCTTTAATTCGCGCGAGATTATTGCTCAACTGAAATGTTTGAAAACCTTTTTTCTGGAATGAATACATAGGTTCCGCCATCGCTTCCGTTATCTGATGCTGTACCAATCCTAACGCTTCTAATTCCTCGTATTGCTCAACATCTGACAGTTTAGTGTTTCTGACGATTTTATTTACCGATTTCATCATTTCCTGCAATTCATTCAACTTATCGAGCTTGTTCTGCAGTCTCTCAACTTCTTCCCAACCGACTAATCTATGTTGTCGGTTCAGTCTCTTGATGACAGCGTCTCTCCAACTTGAGAGACGCTCTAATGCGGAACGCTCATAATTATTCATCTTCTCGTGTCTGCGTGTATTGAAATTGGCAGGTCCGGTTATCATTACAGAGAATGTCCGACTAAGAGCACGTAACCAATCGCAATATTTTTCTATGTATCTTTTCTCGTACTCCTCGTGGAATTGTTCAGGTATCTTCTGAAGAAATTCGTTCAATTCATATTCAAGGTCTTTCATCAACCCCTCTCCAAATCTTTCAGGGTCAAAACTTATGTTTCTGCCTGCTCTATAGGCAAGTTCTTTGATAGCTAAAACTGATGTTCTCATATTGTATTGCGTTTTAATGTTTATAATTTAGCCCATAATTAATCTATTTTTTTGATGTCATACCATTCTATGTCTGGTTCATTCAAACCGTAATGTTTAATCAATTGCGCTTCATCGACATCACCAATATACTCTGATACGATGATATTACTTCTACCTATCTCTTTCATTGTTATTTTATACCTTGCCATAATCAAAAATTTGCTTTTAATTTTAATTAATCTCTCTTTTCAGGAAATCTTCTTAATGTTTTCATATCTGTATTATTTTTAAATTACCATTCATCATCATCAAACTCATCCCAAACATCATCGTATTCATAAGTTTCAAAACCTTGATCTGGATCTGATACTGGAGCCTTACCACACATGTATTCTCCACTTTCCGTTATTGAGGGGTGCAAACAATTCGGATTATCTCCATAGGGCGAATTTTCAAAGGCAAGTTGTATCCCTGCATATCTGTCTGAGCCAAGACCATTCATTTCAGCCAGCAATTCATAGTAATCCTTTCCTCCAAACACACCATATCCTTCATAACAATGTTCAACATATTTGTGTCCGTTATTATCTGTCATAATAACCTTGTACTCTTCACCATTCACAATACGGTGATTTGTGTCTTGTGTAAACCAGCTAAATTGTCCCATAACTATATTATTTAAGGTTCATACTTATGTAATCCATGTCTTCATCCCAGAGTGGCAAAGCCATCTTTATTTTGCGAAGAGTTACCTCCCTTTGCCCTACCATTCTAATAGCTTGTTTGTAGAAATCAGGATCTTTGTAAGTACAAGCCTTTCCGATAAGGAAATCTACAAGGTCTGATATTTCAATATTTTTCTCTTCTAAACCGAGTTTAAAATTGACTGCCACTGCATGAACTTCTCTCATTATTGAGCTTGCTCCGTGCTTCTTAAAGTCCTTGCAGAACTCGTCTTTATCCAATGCTGTGTTCATATACAAAGCGTGTATGTAGTTAAACTCTTCTTGTGTTGGCGTTAACCCTGTTCTGTCTTTAAATTCTTGTTGTGTCATTTCTGTGCTTATTAAATGTTAATTAATTTCACTGCAAAAGTATGACATTTATTTAACATACACAAGAAAAATAATACAAATATTTAACAAATGCAATTTATAATATCTTAATTCATTGTCTATCACTTTATTATTTTACAAAAAAAATATGCGCTTAATAGGCACTATGATATTTTATTTTATATTTTTGCTAAATAATTTCTAAAAAAGCATTTTCAAAAATGATCAAGAAACTTTTAACAGTATTACAAGCCAAATGCAAAGATTTTGGATTGTCGGAGAAAGCCATCGAGGACTTGGCAACGTCAGGTAGCGAGGGCTTAACAGATGAAACCTCTGATGAGGACATCGAGAAAAAGGCGGATTCGTTGGTGCCATTCGCAAAGCTGATGCAAGCGGAGGTAACACGCAAGGCGCAAAACAAAAAGCCAGTGGAGAAACCTGCAGAAGCTCCAAAAGGCGGAAACAGCGAGGAAGAACCCGAATGGTTCAAGACTTACAAAGCAGAGCAGGAAAAGCAGTTGAAGGAGTTGAAAGACGAGAACGCTGTAATGAAGCTCGAAAAGAGTAAGGCTGAACGTGGTGCTGCCATTGCTGCAAAGGCAAAGGAACTGGGTATCCCCGATTTCCTTATGAAGCATATATCACTTGCTGATGATGCGGATATCGAAAAGGAATTGACGGAGTATAAACAGGAACTTGTCACCAACAGTTTGATGCCTGCTGATAAAGCGGACATCATATCATCGTCTGACGAAGCAGCTAAGGACGACGCCAAACGATGGGCGAACCAGCTGCCTGATTATTAACCTAAAAATTAAAAAGAAATGGCAATCGATTTCAAAAAAACGACCTATCCAGGTTCGATGGATCCATTTTGGCGAAAAGAAGCTAAGATTCTTCCTGGTGGTTTCAAATTGAAGCAAACCACATTCAGCGCCGGCGATGTCATTCGTAAAGGTTCTTTCGTTTATGCAGACATCGATAAGATGGAAGCCGCTATCATCAAGATCGGAATGGTTCTCGATGGTGGCACAACAACCAAACCTCGTGTGAGCAAAAAGAACTGTTTCTGTATCGGAGATACGGTAATGAAGTTGGGCGTTTCCACATCTTCACCATCAATATCCGCTATTGATCGTTCAAATCCAGATTATGATGTTCTTACATTATCTACGGCTATCTCAGGCCTATCAGAAGGAGATTTTCTCCAAGAAGCAACTCCGTATCAAGCATCTGCCGGCGAGACGACACCAGCAGTGGATGCATCTCCGAAGTATGTAGCCAATGCTGCGTTGGGTGCAGATCTCGAAATCAAGAATAGCGGACTTCCGACAATAGATGCGGCTTACGATGCAATTCTGTTGAAGTCTGTTATCACTCCTTTCCCAGCCGAATGGCTTGTTAGCGATGGATTCTGCCTTAAAGCTAATCCTAACATTATCATTATTAACCAGTAAATCACTAATCAGTTATGCCAAATCCAGTATTATTAAGTTCAATGTTCGGTGAACTGACCAAAAACGTACAGGCTCGCATAGATGCAGGTTCTGAACTTAAAAAACGCATCTTCGACAATGTGATTTACCGCAACTACATGCCATGGGATATGCCTACTGTAGGTCTCGATTTCGAGGAACTCATGGGTAGATACAACATCACGGTAGCGGCAGCCACCATAGGAGAAAACTCCAAAGAGCCTATCTTAGGGTCCTACGGTCTCGAAACCGTTAAGGAACGTGTGTTGAACCATGCGGTAACACTCCCAATGTCTGTACAAGATTACCGCAAAATCTTACAGTTACTCGACAGCAAATCCATTTCTGACGAGCAGAAGAAAAAGCAGCTCGTTGACTTGATGTGGGGCGGTGTCCAGAGAGTAGTCAACGGCGTTGAAGCCAAGTTAGATATGATCTTCTTAGGATCACTCTCTAATCTCTGCAAATACACCCTTGATGCGACCAACAATCCAGAAGGCGGTGTCAGAGGCGAAATAAACTTCAATATGCCAGAAACTAACATCGCAACTTCTAAAACACTATGGACAGAAGCTAACATAGAGACTGTTGACTGTATGGAAGACATTCAGGCAATGCTTGACGCTGCGGAAGATAGAACTGTATTGAAAAAGATTCTTCTGTCACCTTCAAAGGCAGCATACATGTGTCGCTCCAAGAAGATGAGACAAATGATTTGGGGTACTGACAAATCCTCTAAAATCGTTCAATTGAAAGATATTAACGATTACATGGAAAGTAACGGTTATCCAACCTTTGAGAAAATCAGACGTCAATGTATGATTCAGAACGGAAACAAGCTCACACCTCACACTCCATGGAACGCCAAAAACATCGTTTTCATTCCAGACGGAAATCTCGGCATCGTCAAAAACGCATACGCAAATAATGAGTTGAAGCCTGAAAAAGATGTGGCCTATAGCAATTACGGTCGTATCCGTGTGTCTCAGTGGCACGTTGGCGAGACCAAGGGTGCTAATCAAGGCGAATTTACAAAGGCGGAAGTCCTTGCATTGCCAGTTATTACCGAAGTGAACAGTATTTACACTCTCAAAACCGAAGAATAAATGGTTATGACTAATTTGGAAGCGTTGAAAGCCCAATGCAAGCTAATTTGCAACACTTGTTACGTTGATAACGATGTGGCTCTTTTATCATTATTCAATGCAGGGATTGACGCAACTGCAGAAGCAACTGCCAACAATCCTGACATCATCAGTACAGCAATCCTAATTGTAAAAGGTTGGGTGGAAACAAGTCGCTCAGAAAGCGGCATATCAGTATCTGTAGATATAGATAATGTTAAAAAAAGTATCATGTTTTGGTGTAACAAGGCAGGTCTTAACGCTTCCGAATATGTTGATGATATTGTTGTTATTGATAACGGCTCAAATTTGTGGTAAGATGAGAACTAACGGAATATTAAGGTATCAAATCATTTCAGAAACAGGATTTAATGATGATGGGGAACCTATCGCATCAGATTCTTGGAGTGAAGAGATTCCTTGCTCAATTAAAACTGTCACAAATAATTCAAAAGGAAGATATGAGGATGGAAAGTTTAACCAGGCATCATACGAGATATTGGTTGAAAACATTCCTATTTATATCAGACGAATAAAATTAGAACGTGGCGGAATCGCATTGGGCGAATATCCCGTACAAGGTTTACCGACTCCTACGACAATGGGACGTGTTAAAATCATAGTGTGATGCCCGGCAAGATGATTACACCTATCAAAGTCATTGGAGACCATATCAAGGCAAGCGTAGAAGCCAAAATGAGGGACATTGTTAACACTTTCTGCTATGTTGGCGAACAGTGTATTATCGAAGCCCGCAACAACGGCGACTACACAGACCAGACAGGTAACCTAAGAAGTTCAATTGGATACGCAGTAATATGGAACGGTAAGGTCATACAAAAAGAGCTCGCCGATAAAGTCAAAAAAGGCGATGAAGGCGTCTCTAATGGCGAGGAATTTCTATCGAAACGAATCGCCAAGGCTCAGAAGAAAGGCATCGTCCTCATAGTGACAGCAGGCATGAACTATGCCGAATATGTGGAAGCCAAAGGTTACAACGTACTTTCATCAGCCGAGCTAAAAGCTGGACCGCTAATCAAAAGCATATTAACACAAATAGGATTTAAAGTGAAGTGATGGAAAAGACCGAAAAGCAAATCGAAAAGGATGTATTTCGCATTGTTAAGGATAGCGAATTAAAGAATGTCATCGGCGGCAGTTTCTATCGTGCAGGTATGAGACCAAAAAACGCAATGACAGAGGACGTAGTTGTTAAGTTCTTGACAGGGATTGACGGCCAAGAGCAATCCGGCATTGTCCTCATCCATATTTATGTTTCAGACATTCCAGCATCCAATGATGGCGAATTGGTTGAAAACATCACACGCATTGATAATCTCGAGAAGTTATTGAACAATATTATGTCGGATATAGAAAACGACGAATATCTATTTGTAAAAGATGGAACACCTAAAAGTTTTCCAGTTGAAGGCATAGCACAGCATTACATCAATTTGCGATTACATTATAGACGTAAAACATTTTAAAATTATTAACTATGGCAAAGAAAACAATGTCTTGGTCCACATGCGAGATAGAAATTGGCAAGACTGGAGAAAATGACGTTATGGCGACTTCATTAAAATCTGTAGGTGTAATAAAAGACAAATCATCTACACTTGAAGCGTCAGAAGGTGAAACACTCGAAGCCAAGGCGACAGGAGGAGTGCTTGTCGCTAAAGAAGTCTCAGAGGGAGGTTACCAGCTCAAGACAAGAGTAATCGAACCTACCGAAGATTTACTCACAGAGCTTGGTTTGGGTGCAACATCAGATGGAGATTTCAATGTCAAGACACACGTCGTTGAAGGAGACTTCTCAGTCAAACTCACGCCAAAGAATGTCGGTGGCAAAGGAATAAAAGCTCCTAAATGTAGCGTCACATACGCGCCAGGTTGGAGTGAAGAAGAAGGTGCTTACGCTGATCTCACATTTGACATTCTCAAAGGAGAAGGAGATTATTGGTACAGCATATTCACAAAAACTGCATCCTGATAAAAACTACCCTGCATAGCTCAATGGCGAGAGCATTTTCGTGAGCTCACGAAAAAGATACGGGTTCGACTCCCGTTGCAGGCCTATCATTTTAAAATAATCATTATGAAAAGTCTCGAAAGCAAAACGGCGGATTGCATTCTCGAAATATCGCAGGACTGCATCATAATAGCAGGAGAGAAATATGATATCGCCCCTCCTACTCCAGCTACACTTATACTGATTTCTAAATACATATCTGAACTGCCTGAAGTTGACGGCAATACTAAAAACATTGTTAATGAGGTCCTTGGCAAAGCTAAGGATTTATCGATTATAGGCAAGATAGCCGCCACTCTCATTTTAGGAGCTAAAAGAGTCAAGGAACGCAGATATGTAGCAGTAAGACTTAAACCATGGCGTATTAAGAGAATGCCAGAACTTGACTATCTCGCCGACAAGATACTTGATGAGGTATCTAACGCCGATTTGTTCAGACTCATTTCTGATAGGCTCAACAATCTGCAGATCGGTGATTTTTTCGTGCTTACCACTTCCCTATCCGCAGCAAATCTGCTAAGAAGGACAAAGGAAGTGGAGACAGCATCTGGGGAATGATATACAGCTGGGCAAAGAACCTTAACACTACGCCTGAGCATATATTATATGAAATGAGCTATGAAAACCTTCTGATGTACAGTGCGGCGACACCGCATTATGACGATGAAAAAGATGAGTGGGACGCATCCATCGACGCTAACAATCCAGATAATTTCATAAACAGTAACGAAGAGGAAATATTTGTAAGATGAATAACGACGCAGGTAAGATAAGTTTTGAATCAGGTCTCGACCTTACGGGTCTTGACAGAGACATCAAAGCAGCACAAGACAGGTTCAGAGAACTGAACGGCAACGTCCAGAAAGAATGCTCTGGCATTGACGGTTCAATCAGGAATATCGGAGCTTCCATAGCAGCGGTGTTTACGGTTCAGAAAGCAGGCGAATTCATAAAGAAGATGGTCGCTGTCCGTGGTGAGATTGAAAGCCTTGAAAAGTCTTTCGGAATACTTGCAGGCACAGTTCAAGGCAAGAAATTATTTGAAGATATAAAGGATTTTGCAGTCAAAACGCCCATGACAATGCCAATGCCTGCTCTCGCCAAAGGTGCTCAGACGCTTTTAGCATTCAATTATGAAGCGGAAAATGTCATGCCAATACTGAGAGCCATCGGAGACATCTCAATGGGCAACGAGCAGAAATTTAACTCTCTCGTCCTCGCATTCTCCCAAATGTCATCTACAGGCAAACTTATGGGTCAAGATCTCTTGCAAATGATTAACGCAGGTTTTAACCCATTGGCAGTAATATCAGAGCAAACAGGCAAATCAATAGGTGTTCTTAAGGAAGAAATGGCAGCAGGTGCCATTTCTGCTGATATGATTACAAAGGCTTTCATGGACGCCACATCAGAGGGTGGCAAGTTCAACGGAATGTTGGAACAACAAAGCAAAGGCATTGAAGGCTCATTATCCAACCTCGAGGGAGCTATACAAGATATGTTCAACGAGTTAGGAGAAAAATCGCAGGGAGTCATAACAAGTTCCATTCAGAATGTTACAGCGTTAGTGCAGAACTACGAGAAAGTAGGTAGAGTGATTGCTGAGTTAATCGGAGCTTACGGATTATACAAAGCGGCATTAATGGGTATTACGGCGATTAACAACACAGCGACAGCAGCAGCACACACTCAGGAAGCTGCGTCTCTGTATCAGCTATTGACGGCGGAACAACAAGCCTCCATATCCAAGAAAGGGCTCAGCACGGCATCAGCCGAATATTACAACCTCGTCAAAGCAGAAACTACAGCCAATATAGAAGCTGCACAAATAGCACTTGTAAAAGCACGTGAAGAAGTAACAGCAGCAAGTGTTACAATGAAAGCCAAACGTGGCGAATACGCATCGGCTAAACAATTGGAAGCACAGCGCATAAAAGAATTAGCAGAAATCAAGGTTACAGGCAACGCCAAACAGATAGAAGCGGCACAACGTAAACTCAACAAAGCGGCGACAGACAGGGAGACAGCAGGAATAGCCTACCAATCGGCGACAAGAGATTTCCATACCAAGAGGACAGCGGTTGAAACGGCAGCAAAAAACGCAAACACTCTCGCGAGTAACGCAAATACCGCTGCAAAATCAGCTAATGCAACAGCAACAAACTTTCTTGCAGTCGCAAAGACAAAATTAACCGCCGTAACAAAAAAACTGACGGCAGCGGTAATGAAAAATCCTTATGCGATTGCCGCCGCTGCTGTAATAGCATTAGGTTTTGCCATATACAAGTTAGCCACACATCAGAGTGAGGCTGAAAAGGCACAATCGAGACTTAACAAGGCGTTCAAAGAAGCCGACAAGAACATCATTTCGGAAAGAACCCAAATTGATTACCTATTTGGAAGATTAAAAGCCGCCAAAGAAGGCACAGAGGAGTACGAAGCTGCCAAGAAACAAATTATCAACCAATACGGCAGTTATCTTTCTGGACTGTCAGATGAAATACAGTCTTTAAAGGATGTGGAGGGAGCTTATAAGGCAATAACAGAGGCGGCCAAAGAATCCGCCATGGCAAGAGCGAGCGAGGCATATATCAAAGAAGAAGCCGATAACTATGCAAGTCAGATATCAGACATCAGAGATGAGGTGAAAAAGATGATGGAAGAAAAGTTCGGCACAGAGAAAGGCTACGAATACTTCTGGAAGATAGTCCCGGTTCTTGAAGGCGGAGATATGACCGATGAGATAAGAGATATTATCAGTCAGTTTGATGAAACAGAATATATAATGTCTGGTAGTAGTAGCGGCATGGGGGTCGAAGCCAAGGAAATAACGACAAATGACCTGAAATCACAACTTACAAATGCGGCCAAAGTAAGAAAAGTGCTGAATAATGCCATTGAGAAAGCTAATGTAATGTTCGGCACTACACCTCAAGAGAGCAAAAAAGAAGATGAAGGGAACAGTGAGGATACTGTTAAAGTCCCTATCTATGGTGTAGATTATGAAGAAGCACGTAAGGAATGGGAGACTGCCAAGAAAGAGCTTCAGGCAATTGAAAAGGATAAGGACAACTTCACGACTAAACAGTATGAAGATGCCAAGAGCAGCGAGGAAACAGCTAAAAAAAGATTCAGCGAATTAGGAGGAGACGTATCCGACAAAAAAGATTCCGCCACAACCAAAGCGGAATCCACTCTTGAAAAAGAACTCAAAGATGCTTCCAAAGCACGTCAGGAACTCGAAAAAGAACTATACTTCCAGGAACAGCAAAACCGTATCAATTTTGAAACAAACGAGCGCAAGCGAAAGGAAATTCAGATGAAGCTCGACCATGAGAAAGAGCTATATAATCTTGAACAACAGAAGCAGTCTGCTATTGACGCTGAAATCGAAAGACAGAGAGCCATTTTCAACGCTCGTGAGAATGACAAGGCGGCCAATGACAAGAACTATACAAAAAAGACATTCTCAGAAGCTGACATTGACACAACGCAAATAGACGACATCAATAGTTCTTACAGCAAATTATTTGAGCAGTTGAGAGAAATGCAGGATGAAGAATTATCCGAACTCCAAGCGGAAGAAAGCAAGGCGATGAACGAGTATCTCGCACAATACGGCAACTACCTTGAGAAACGTAGTGCCATAACCGCTCTTTATAAGGAGAAGATTGATAATGCGGGCACGGAGGGTGAAAGAAAATCACTAACCGCACAGATGACAGAAGAGTTATCGGAACTCGATATTGAAGCCAACAAAACCACAGCTTCAATAAGCAGATTATTTGGCGACATGTCTAATAAAACAGTGGCTGACATGAGAGCCATAGCGGACGAAGCGGAACGTGCACTTGCATTTCTCATTTCCGGAGAATGGGATTCAGCTCAGGGTTTGGAATTTGGCATTACTCAGGAGACTTTCGACATTCTAAGCAAATCTCCGGAAGAACTTGAGAAGATAAGAAAGGGCATTAACGACATCCGTAGGGAAGCCGATCATTCCGAAGTCGGTTTCAAGAAAATGGCAAACGGACTTAAGCAGATTTTCAACGCCGGAAATGATGTCGGCAAGACAAAGAAAGCCCTTGCGGAAATAGAAAGCGGTCTCAATGACGTAATGCAGGTGGGTTCATTCCTTTCCGACACATTCACATCGTTAGGAGACGCCTTTGGCAACGACACATTAAAAGGTATCGGAGAAGGCATCAGTACCGCCATGGATGTCGCAGGTTCAACAATGCAGGGCATGCAAGCGGGTGCAATGTTCGGTCCAGTCGGAGCTGCTATCGGAGGTGCTATCGGTCTTGTATCATCATTGGCCACTTCGATAGCAAAATTGCATGACAAGAAAAAACAAGCTGAAATTGATGAGACAATCGACAAGTATGAAGATCTGAACAGCAGCGTTGACAATTACGGCAAAATCGCAGAAGATTCTTTCGGTTCTGGCAAAAAAGCCGCAATAGAACAACAGATGGCATTAAAACAGCTACAAATAGAACTGCTTAAAACAGCCATCGCACAGGAGGAGCAAAAGAAAGATCCTGATGATGGCAAGATACAGGAATGGGAGAACCAAATAACAGGCCTTGAAAGTGAAGTTGACGATTTGGGTGATGCTGCTGTTGATGCCATTTTCGGCGAAAGCATATCAACAGCAATTGAAAACTTTACAAGTGCCATTACCGACGCATGGGCCAACACAGGAAATGCATCACAGAAAGCCAAAGATGTAGTCAAAAACATGCTAAAGCAGATGATAAGCGAAAGCATAAAGGCAATGATTCAGTCGTCTGGCGCATTAGAAGAAATCCGTACCAAGATGGAAGAGTTCTTTTTAGATGGAATCATATCAGCCTCAGAACAAGCTATACTTGAAGGAATGGCAGAAAATCTCGCCAATGAAATTGAAAACAAATATGGTTGGGCAGATGATTTATTTGCTGATTCAGAATTTTCACAGGACAGCACTAAGAAAGGTTTTCAAGCAATGTCTCAAGACTCCGCAGACGAGCTCAACGGCAGATTCACAGCCATGCAGATAGATACGAGCAACATCAAATCATTGTGCGATTCAATACATGTAAACACACAACATTTAATCAATGGCTTGGTCGCAGTAAAAGAACATACTGATGAAATAAAAAACATAGCACTTTCCTCTCTCGATTATCTCGAGACCATATCGCGAAACACTCACGAGTTGTACGAAATGAACGAACGCTTAGGCAAAATAGAACAAAATACTCGTAATCTATGATAGAGAAAGAAATTATCAAAGAATTGTGCGATAGTGCACGTAATCTCGGTGCTTGTAAACTTATAGACAGCATCAGAGACATAGAAGAATTATCAAAATACATCTTCACCCCACAAGGTTTGGAGTTTTGTATTATACATGAATTTCCGGCACTATCAGTATTGCAGCGACATAAGGATACAATCGAAAAATACGGTTATTTCGTCGATTGTGGGCATATATCCCGTAACAATGACACTAATATAGTCTTGGCTGGTGACACAGTCGGAGAACTGAGTTATGACAACCCTACATGTCTTCATAAGATTATACTGATGCATGGAGCGAGCGTTAAAATCAATGCCAGCAATTATGTCGTGTTACAGGTATATCAGATAGGCAAATGTCATTTGGAAATTAACAAAGACCAAACCGCAATAATACTATGAACAACGTAAAAGTATATATCAATTCAAACACTCAGACAACTGAGCAGAAATGGGGCATAACTTTCACAGATATCGCAATCTCTGCGCTGATGACACCTGCACCCAAGAAGGAATATCTAAAAAACAAAAGTCCTCTGAAACACGGAGCGCAGGTTCTTGCCAACAGCGACACACTGCCTAAGTCTGACGAGCGTACAATACAGCTTACATTTCACCTTAAAGCCACTACCCTTGCGCAATTCTTAATGAGATACAGAGCCTTCTGCAATGAATTGGATAAAGGCACCCTACGACTTACATTGCATGTATATGAAGGTAATACTTTTTTTAGGGAAACATATAATCTTAAGTATCTGTCATGTCCTCAATTTGCCGAATTTAACAACAGATTAGCTAAATTCGTTCTTAAAGTGAGTGAACCTAATCCAAAAAATAGAGAATTACTGCACTCACCAGATATAACACTTAATGAATAAATGTTATGAACGTAAAGGATAAAAATGGTATATTAAAAATATCAATAGATGAAAACGACAAGTGCATCTATCATAAGGCGTTGATGGAAGAGGAATATATCCTGCTCAACTTTGAAAGCGATATTCTTATTCCTTTCGCCAAAGGTGATTATATTGACACCGAGTTCGGAAGATTCTACATCGTTCATTTAGAGAAACCGAAATTTTCCAAAGCAGGCGGTTATACATACGACCAAAAATTTCACTCAGAATGGGAAAGATGGAGGAACAGAATATTATTCTACAACAGACAGAGTGGCTTTGAGAAGTCATGGAAAATGACTCATCGTCCAGAAGTGTTTCTTGACATAATAGTCGATAACATCATGAAAGCGGGATTTGGCGAATACGCATACGCTGTAGATCCTGAACTTAGTGAAATGAAGTTCATTGAGTTCGATTCCGTTAATATCATTGATGGTCTAACTCTCATTGCTGAGGCATGGGAAACGGAATGGTATCTCAGAAACGGCATAATATACCTTGGCAAATGTGAACACGGCTCGACAATAGAATTGAAAACTGGCGATGCCATCAGTGAAGATATAGGCGTAAGCATCAGCAATTCGGAATACTGCACAAGACTTTACGCTTTCGGTTCAACCAAAAATCTTCCACAGAACTACAGAAAGGAAGAAGAAACCGATGAAGTTATAGAAGGGATCGTTGAAAAAAGATTGAAACTTCCAAAAGGCATTCCGTACGTTGATGCATGGGCAAATATGGCAGAGGAAGATGTCGTGGAAGGTTCTGCGACGTTTGATTATGTTTTTCCTCATTTCATCGGAAAGATTAAAACCATTTCTTTAAAGACATACACCGAAACCATAGAGAACGAAGACGGTACTACCACAGAGAATCAGTGGGACGCTTACAGGTTCACTGATGACAGTTTTGTCTTTAATAAAGATTATATGATAGAAGGTCAGGAATTGAGATTGATTTTCCAGTCGGGCAAATTGGCTGGCATGGATTTCGCCTTGATTTTCGAACCCGACAATCTTAGTCAGGTATTCGAGATAATCAGAAATGAGGATTACGGAATGCCTTTGCCAACTGATGTCGGCGAACGTTTCACACCACAAGTAGGTGATACGTATATTCTATACGGTTACGATACTAAATTTGTATCTGATAATCTTGTCGAAAATGCAGAATATGACTTATATGACGAAGCCTTGAAATGTATCGCACAAAGGTCAAAACGCAATGCCGTCTATTCCTGCAAGACAAACCCGATAAGATGTGCAGGATATGTGGAGTTTTCAAACGGAGAACTCGTTTTCAGCAATTACAATATCATCGACCTTGATGTCGGTCAATCGGTAAGAATTAACAGCGAGAATCTGGGTATTATTGTCTCGCGTGTTCGTTCATTTGAGAAGAAATTGTATAACAAGTACATCTGTGATTACGAGATAGGCGATGAAGAGAGATATTCCAAGACAGGTTCAATGCAAGATGAGATTGATACGATAAGAAAAAATCTCGGAGAAAACACATCGGACGAACGTCTGTCACTCGTCAGGCTTCTTGATACCAAAATACCTACAGACAACAATGTTTTCTCATCATTGAGGGCAAGGAAAGAATTTCTGAGAAAGGATGTCATTGACAGGACATCACAGCGGATTATATTCGAAGACGGTTTACAGTTTGGCAAGAGCTACTCTTCCGGCGAAATGGGCGGTCGCATCGATGGCGACGGCAACGCAGAACTCCTCACCATGGTGGTGCGTCATCTTTTGCGTTCTGCCGAATTCCGAAATGGATTCACAGGCGAAGGCTGGCAGCTTTGGGTTGATGATTGGGGACTTTCCAACCTCGAGATAGACAGATTGACCGTCCGTCAGATTATGACTGTCTTCGAGCTTCTCATAGAGCGTATAAGAGCCGTTGGCGGTCAGATTATAGTCTCCGCTGCCAACGGAAAGATAAAGACCGTGGAGGACGCTGGAGAGACTTATAAGATTACTTTCGAGGGTGAGAACTATTTCATGGCTCACGACCTTATAAGATGTCAGGTGTTTTCCGGCATCGAAAATAACAATAACGGGCAGCCACAAAGTCCAGTCAGAGGCTACTGGGTGGAGGTGCAATCAGTGGTTGACGGTAAAGTCATCATCCCTAAATCCGAGTTTACCGAATGGGGAACATCACCTATGGAGGGCGACGAATGCGTCCTTATGGGCAATACTGAAAACCCATATCGACAAAGTCTCATATCTATAGCAGCTACGGAAGACGGACAACCACGCATTGACATCATGGACGGTGTCAATACAAAGAATTTTGTCGGTTGTCTTCGTGCCCGTCTCGGCAATCTCGACGGCATAGGCGACAGCAATTTTCCGCTCGACAAGCAGCCGCATGGAAATGGTCTGTACGCCGATAACGCCTATTTACGTGGCACTTTCCTACTCACAACAGGTGAAGACATCAAAACCAAATTTGAGGTCATGGAGGGTAAGATTGAATCCATGGTAGAGGGATTACGAGAGGACTTTATGCAAGATAAGGGCTTTCTTGCCAATCCTAACTTCTATAACGGCATGCTGAATTGGCATACCAACAATGATGTCGTCTTTTACAAGGTAGGCAGCAAGTGGATTTGGACTGATAATATTATCTCCCTCAAGAAGAACTTCGCTTTGACGGAATGGGACGGCGAAAGAACGATATGCCGTATCAGAAGCAATTATATCAGACAGAACCATAGCGATTATCTGTCATTGCCAGAATTTGTAATTAATGGAGACGGATTAAAAGAACCTGCAAGCATATATGTTTCATTCTTTTATAAAGTAGTTACGCCAGGTAATCTTAGTATCTGGTTTGCTAATGTTGATGATGAAGGCTTTGTGAATTATGAACATTTCGGGAAAAGCGAATACCTTGATTCTACCAACGGCAAATACCAACAGTTTAACGCTTCGGGATTGTGGAATGGTACAGGCGATTTTACTTTAGGGTTTACAGGAGAAATCCATCTGTATATGCTGATACTGACGACTGACAGGTTGGAGTCGC